CCAATCGGCAACGCTGGTCTTTTCAGACAGCATGATTTTAGCTTTGGCCTCTGCCTCAGTTAGCTTTAGCTTGGCCTCTGCTGCATTCTTATCAGCCTTGCCTTGCAGCCATGATCCAGCCAGATTTGCCACTGGCGCTATAAACTGCATCATTTCTCAGACCCCAGCCATACTGCAAATGCGCCAGTCATAGCGCCACTAACAACACTAATAAGCGCACTCTGCTGCGTACTAAGATCAGGCTGTTGAAGCGCCCATTCTATACAGCGTATATACATCACCGTCATTACCAGCATCATCAGACGCGGCATAAGCTTGTACTTCAGGATCTTCTCAAAGGTATTAGCCATGTTAAACCTCTATATTTATGTTGGTGCCTTGCGGCCTGTCAGCAGTGGTCTTAGTGCCAAACCTATCATAAGCCTTGCCTAAGTCCAACTTCTGCTCTCTGAGCGCCTCCAGATGCGTGTGGTTGGCCCTATGCTCCTTTGTTACCCTCTGCTCCACCAGATGCGCCTCTATACGCTCACGGGTCTGCGTTTGCTGATGTATGTCTGACTGCACGTTAAATGGTGCCGATCCTATGCCGCTTACACCGTCTGCCATCAGCGTTTCACCGCCACCCAGACAAAGCCAAATAAAGCCCCAACGCAAATCAGGAATAAAACTAGACCAGCACACCAAGCAATGATCGTATCTTTGCGCTCAATTCGCTTGTACTGCGCATCCTTCTGCTTCTGGCGTATCTCATTTTCCATCTTGATAAGCTCTTGCCAAGCTGATGGGCCAAGCGTCTCACTAATCATCTTGCGAAGATCATCACGCATATTCTCGCGCTGCTTCTTCTGCACGAACAGATCCATTGCCTGCTGCTCTACGCTGCCAAAATTCTGATACCACTTAGGGTTTTCTACGCGCTTAGCTGCAAAGTCAAAGTCGGAGATAGCTTTTGACCAACGCCCTAGATCACCAGCCATACCCTCCAGATCACGTCCGATCTGGCAACCCTTCTTGATTGCGTTAAATGCGGCACCCGCCGCCATAATAGCTGTCGCTGGATCTATCATCAGGCACCTTTGCCCACCTTTGCTGCTGGTGGACATTTAAATTTATACGGTATTCTTATAACATATGGGTAGTGATAATAAAATCCGCTTGGACATCTATAGATGCAAGCGTTGTACAGCACATGACCCTCTACGATAACGCCAACCGCTATACCGGCCAGCGCACAGATCACTTTGCTGCCATCTGTTCTAGGGTGGATCTGATTGACTTTATATTTTCGTCAATCCGCGCCATAGTTAGCGCCTGCTGCTGGGATGTTTCTTCGAGCTTTGCTATGCGCACTTCATGGCGAGCTATCTCACGCATGTTCAGTTCAACATTATTATGCAGAGTTGACACATACCAGACGAGGCCCGCAGCCTGCAAAAACACTGCTAATATAACTGCGAGCCTCTCAAACATTATTCTGCCTCTTTATCCAGATGAGTTTTCAGCGCTGACATAAATGCGCCTCTGCCCACCTCTAGTTGCGTTAAGTTAAATCTAGCAGAACTTATCTTCTGATCCAATGATTGAACGTGATTTATGCAAATCTTTGCTTCATCGCTCAGTTGATCTTCAGTGTATTCTACATCGTCAATCTTAATGACCTTTTTGTCTTCAGCCATGTTGATGTCCTTTCTAGGTTATTACCAAGGCACTCCTGCCTCAGTGGTTGGATTAGCTATCGCATCAATCTGAGAAGCAATAGCAGCTTCAGTATCAGCTTGTGATACATGACCCCAGACCCAGCCTTGAGCTTGAGCCTCAGTTATATCGTCATACGGTGTGAAGTCAGCAGCAGAGGCATCGTAGGTTAGCCCACAAGTGCCATAGCTAGATGCTGAGTTGCCATCTTCATCAACGCCTGTGCAGCGCCAGTGAGCAATGTAAACGCCACCGTCAGCAATTTCGTGTTCCAATGTTGGAATAGTCCAAGTGTAAGTGATAGCCATTATGGTGTCTCCTGTGCGGCTAGGTGTGCGGCATAGGCATCCTTAACCGCTTGGGTGTGAACTGCGTTACAGATGGCTTGTACCTCAGTGCTTTCACCTGTGATGTCATCTGTTGGTGCTACTACATGGCGTGAGAAGGATCGGCTGATCTCTACACCGTCACGCTTGATGACCACTGCGGAGCGAACCTGAACGTGCTTGAACTCGCCTACGATCTCTATTTTGTCTTGTACTGTTTCTTCTGTTAGTGCCATCGTTTATCTCCTTTGATGGTTGGACTGTCCGACCCAAAGCTATGCAGTGGGTTATGCTGGTGTGGTATAAGTGAAGAAAATGTGCGCACCTGCGCCACTAGTTAGTTGGCTGTGGGTTAGGCTACTATATGCTCCACTAGTTGAACCGTGATAAAAACGCACTTGGTTGCTATCTGTTATGTAACAGATATGTTGTCCTGAACCGTTGTTTCTCCACATGGATGAACCCCAAGCGTATCCATTGGGATCAGCGTCAAAGGGTAACCCAGATATTCCAAAGGCGCTTCCACTGGATGTATCTGAAACAGAATGAAAAACTACAGCGCAGTGAACTACCCGTCCAATTTTGGTATAAGTACCGCCGCTACTATTTATAGTTCCGCTAGACACAGAAGGCGTAAAAGTCCCCTCCTCATAGTCATCCAAATAATTAGCCGACCCAGTGCCGCCAAGGTATATTCCACCAGAGGCCACAACTAAGTCATCAGCAAATGTAGCCGCAGTATCTGTGAGAGTTAGCTTGGAGACAGCAGCTACTGCTGTGCCGCTCGTAACATTACTCTTTAGTTGAAAGTCCATTTGAGCACTGTTGCCATCCACCGCCGACGCAATACGGGCAGAACTTCCATCTTGCTCAGGAGTGCCTGAAGTATGGTTAAATGCTATATTGGCGTTTCCGTAACCATCGTTGTGAGTAAGGGCTATGCCGCCCGAGCCTAAACTGGCTTCAACGTAACCTGTGGCTTTTACCCTACCAGTGACATCCAAGCTCAAAGAATTAAGATTTAGACGTGATTGTCCATTAACTATAAAGGTCAAATCCTCGTTTGCGTGATTATAGTTAATCTGGCCTCTGGTTGCAGTATCTGCATCGCCAAACAAAATACCACTGGTGCCAGTATTTGTTCCAGTAGCTAATAACTGTAGTCTTGGGCTAGCAGCTTCAACGACCAAATTATAAGCTGGCGAACTTGTGCCAATACCTAAAGATCCCGTGATGCTTGCACCTGTGGATGTGGTTTCTAAACGAGTTACGTTACCCTGCCGCAACAAGATAGGCTCATTAGCGGCTAGTGTGGAGATTTGCAGGTTAACACCGTCGGTGTAGATTATACGAGCGTCGTAATCGTCAGACGCTGGAGCCTTGAGGTCAATTAGGCCACCAGATGGTCCACCAACTTCTAATGCGCCATAGCCAGCGGTCCTGTTTGCAGAAATATTACCAGCTACAATAAGGCCACTAGAAGTAAACTCACCACGCTTAACTCCAGCAGTAGCGAAAGCTATTTCATTAGCTGTATCTCTGAAGAAGCCCGTGTCTTGATCGTTGGTAAACCTAATAGCTGGTGAGGCAGCAGAACCATCACCAAACTTACCAGCGCCAACATTATCTACAACAGACTGATAATCAGTAATCAAGTCAGTTACATCAGATGCTAACGAAGCAACTAAGCCTTGCGTAGGGGCAATAGCGTAGTTTTGACTTGATGCTGTAGCTCCACCATAAGCTGGTGCAATCGTAAGTGATGTTGCACTGTTGATTGCTGTAATTTCATACAGCAGTTCGTTAGGGCCAAGAAAGCCATCACCGACTTGAGCGCCTGATACAAAGTTAGTACCAGTGCCTGTAACTGTAGTTGATGCGTTTGTTACCGCAACTGTTCCTGTCTTATACCATGCCATTTTGTTAGTCCTTTTATAAATCAGCTATAAGGTAAGTACCCCGTTGAAAGTTTTGCGCTGTAGGGCCACTCATACTGCCCTTGCTCACATACCTATATCTAGTTCTTGATAGTCTCAAATTGTCTACGCCAGATATTGTTACCACTTGCAGTCGTGGATATGTCCAAGTTGAGGTTTTACCGCTTAAAACTCTGATGCTCGAATTAAGGGTATCACCACCAATATAGGGATTAGAAATATTCTGCCTTAAAGGGTAGTTGTATACAGTACCATTACTGAGGCAGTCAGACATATCAGAGGCAGAGATATGAATATGGTCTTTAATCCTAGCAGCTTTCTCAGTGTACCTGCTGTCATAAATAGTAGATCCGCTGGCGTCCATAACTTCCATTCCATAACTTCCGCTAACAGAAGGCTTCTCAGTAGTTAGCACCTTATATTGTTGTCCATCCCCGTCAGCATACCAGCTTTGGCACCAAGCGACTATACCTTTTGAGGTAGAACCAAAGAAGTTGTTGTAAGGATTGTACCAAGAGCCGAACATATGTATGCCATTACTATTTAGCTTAAAGAACACCTCTTGCATATTGCTTAAAGAGTTTCCTGTTGTGCCTGTAATACCCAAGGGTTCTCTTCGCCGCCTTGTACCACTTGCACCGTAACCAGACCAACTGCTAGTTAAATCAGTGCCTGAGAACCCAGATGACCATTGTATGATTCTTGAATCAGCAGTAGAGCCTATTGAATTTGGAGAGCCTCTATCCCAGAAATCCAAAGCTGTCGTAAGGTCATCGCTCATCAGGTAAAGACCTCTGTTCACGTTTGATAGCCTATAACTCATCCCTGACATAAATCTTCTTCCGCCACGGGAAACGCCCCTAAGCAAAGATGGGTTGAAAATTGCATCCTCTGAAGAATTTACGCCATTCCAAATGCCATAGTAGCCTACATCTACTGGTGCGTAACTTAAAGTGCCGCTACTTTTCTCAAAGAACAACCCCCCACTTGCTAGGGGTTCCTCTCCAAACTGGTTTATTAACTGAATACCATAAGCCATTATGCAAACACCACAAACACTATCTGATAGTTACCAAGATCATTCGGCGGCGTACCTGAGTTTTGAGGAATACTGTAGTCATCCCATATTACTCCAGCAGAAGTAACTGACATTACTTTGGTACTGTTGTTCCAACTAAAGGTAGGGTTTGCGTTTTGACCGCACTGATTTGAATAGCCAGATGTGTATGCAAATAAACTACTTCTAGCGGGGAAAGAATAATTCTTATCTGATACACTATCATAGACAGAGCTAACACCCAAAGAAGTGGTATTATAAATCGCAGGGGTAGTGTGCGCCCTCATATAATAATTACCCTTGTTAATATCAAAGCTGGGTACAGAAAAGCTTGGGGATGTGTTGTATGCAACATATTGTATGTGCAAGACACGCATTGTGGTATCTGTGTCATCTAAGATAGTGTCGCCACTAGCATTTTTAATTTCAAATCCATAAGCCATTACAACCTACCGATCCTAACTCTCAATGTGTTGCTGTTATCAAATACGCTTATGCGGTCATCCTCTATTTCAACCCTTTCACCACCAGAAGAACTCTGGAACTTTCCGATTGAAGCTGCTGTAGCTGAAAGATCCGTGACAAATACTTTATCAACATAAGCCCCTGCTGGAACAACAGTGCCATTTGGAAGGGTTGTCGATGAAGTTAGAATAGAGAAGACTGAGTTACCACCATTGCCATTAGCATCAAAGACATTAAACTGGTCAGCCCTTATGTTGAAAGCTGAAGGTGAACCAGCACCTGATAATAACTGGAAGCCACTTATGTTGCCATTGTTATCAATCTCAACGCCATATTTACCCTCAACACCGTTGACGGACTCTGACAAAGTGGAAATAGAAACCGTTTGGTCGCCAACTGTAGTTGACAGATTAGTTATGCTTTGTGCTAATGCACCGTCTTCATCTACTCTAGCTGTCTGTTCTGCTACAATAGCTGCAAGGTTACTATCAACTGAAGCTGTTAAGGTGGTTATGCTTGTTGCTAATGCACTGTCTGCATCGGCTCTAGCTGTCTGCTCTGATACTATAAGCGCAGAGTTGTTATCAATCAAAGCACCTAGCTCAGTTCTGGCCGTAGCTAAAGCAACCCTCTGATCGTTTACATCAGCTTGCAAGCCAGTTCTAACAACAGCAATGTCAGCATTCAAATATTCTCTATCTCTGTAGCGCCCCAATACGTCTCTTAGGCTTAGGGTGCTTAGGTCATCTTGACTATCTACAACACCCTGCAAGTCTACTAAGTTTTGTGTGATCGAGGCCGTGTCAATAGCTGCGATATTTTCTTCTGCTACTGTTACTCGACCGCTTACGTCATTAAGATCAGAAGATGATGCCTTAGTAGTAATCTGACCCTGCAAAACTGTAATGTCAGAGGTAACGTCAGAGATTTTAACTTTACCATCTACAACATCAAATACTGTACCAGAGGCAACTAAACTAATCCTAGCTGTATCGCCAGCTTCTTGTACCTTACCTGTTCCTGTGCCAGCACCCGTAGAGTAAAACGTATGGCCTACGGTGTTGCTGTCAGCGCCAAAGCTAGTGAAGTCAGTAGTGCCTACAGCATAGATTGTGTAAGTCTCGCCAGTGACCATTTGATTGGCGTCTAAGACTGGCCCACCGCCATCAATCGTAAGCTCTACATCATCAACACGGGCAATCAGTGCATTAAGTGATGCAAGGTCTGCACTATCCAAAACAGCAGCAGCAATCTGGTCATTCACATATGTTTGTGTAGCTCTAAGGTTGATTGCAGTTTCAGCAGCATCTAAGTCAATCTGAACTTGGTTTACTGTATCTCCAAGGGATGTAACAGCTTGGATGGTAACTTCACCAGTCGTAGGATTAACGACAATACCAGCATCAGTAATTGTACTTTGAGCTTCACTCACATTGACAGCAAGCTCTAGCGCCTTCTCAGCTAAGTTATCTGCGCTTGTCTCTAGCTCATTTACAGCGTCAACACTCAGATCATAAGTGGTCTGCAATACATAATCTGCTAGATCAGATGTGTTAGCCTTATTGATGATTGTAGTCTGAAGAGATGCATCGAGTGCTTCATAAGGTATGATAGCGTTGCCAATATCAGCAGACGTAATCAGCTTGGTTGTAGCATTCTGAGGGCCAGCAAATTGAGCTTCAGCAACGGATGTTGGGTTGCCTGAGAAGTCTACAGCCCTAACCCAATAGTATCTAGTGACGTTAGGGTTTAAGTTCCCCCTGATAAAGTTAGAGCCAGATGATCGACCAACATAAGACGCATTGCCAAATGTATTGTCTGAGCTTTCGTATATCTCGACATGGCTAAAGTCAGCATCCGCTGGATTAACCCACTCAATATCTATGCCGCCTAGAAGACCAGAGGCTGTCAGTGATGTAGGTAAAGCTGGCGCAGTAGTGTCGCCACCAGACGTAGCTGTAGCTGAAGCATACGCCCCTCTGAAGCCCGTAACTGATACGCTTCTAACTCTTACAGTGTATTCTACACCATCGATGACAGGGGCTAAAACTACAGTGTTGTCTGATGTTGTCAGCGACTGTCTATTAGCACTGCTGGTTTGGCCCCACTCAACTTCATAGTAACTGACAAAAGAGTTAGTAGATGCAGTCCAGCTTGCGACTAAGCTATTCTCAACTGTGCCATCGCCTTGAACCTCAGATCCACCATCAGCCAAGCTAAGGCCAAGGATGTTAGTTCCCGCCGATACACTAGGCAACGTAGTGTCATTGCTTGTGATAGCAGTTTCTTCTGCATTCCAATCAAAGGCGGCTGCTGATGTCTCTCTAAGCGTCAGTGTAATGCGTAAGTCACCAGCATCTTGATTAGAAGCAAACTTCCAGCCAATAACCTCAAACTCTTTAGCAGAGAAGCCATAACGCTCATTGGTAAAGCCTATGATGTCACCAACTTCTACACTGAAAGCCTCTAGGCCAAAGTCAGCGCTGAAGGCCATCTGCTCACGACCCCTAAACAAAGTAAGCTTAGCAAGACGCTGTGCAGCAGATGCGCTAGTGGTAAACGGTAGCTGTAAATCTAGTAGAGCTTCTTCGCCATTATCCTGACCTAAGAATGCACTTGCTTTACCTGTTCCACTGCCAGCACCCGTAGCTGTAAAGGTTACACCTACAGTATTAGAAGCAGCACCTAAAGCAGTAAAGTTAGTGTTGCCAACCTCTGTGATTGTGTAAGCATCGCCAGTAACGAAGCTGCCAGCATTGGTTGTGCTAGTCAGTTGCGGATAATCAGCAGTGATCCAGTTTTGTGCAGCATCGTTAAACGTACCGGAAACCCTGTTGAAGTTATCCCGCATAGTAATGCGAGTGTCTAAGTTTATTGGGCTGCGTAGGTCATCAAGCGTAAGGGTTTTAACAGGTGCAGAATATGCTCCAGCTTTGAGCTTCCAGTAACCTGATCCCCAAAACAATGTACCAGCGCAAGCTGTAACCATATCACCCAGTACATCGCCCACTGGCCTATTGGCTTGAACTATACCATTAAGCTCATACCTGTTTTCTGTGCCACCGCCTGATAGACTTATGCTTTCATCACATTCGTTAGCAGCAGCGGCAAAGGAGACATCATCAATAGCTGTATCAGCTAAACCATAAGATGAGGTTAGAAAGTCACGAATACATAATGCGGCGTTGTTACTGTATGCTGTGTTTGTTGTCCGTGGGTCATAAACCTTCTTACCTCTGACAATAGCAGTTACAGTAGGGACGCCACTAGCGAAAACATCTTGGTCATACTCATATCTGACATAAAGGTAAGATAAGCCAAGCCCCTTGAAGTTGCTGTCTACACTTGTCTCAGATACTAAATCACTATCCGCTGTAGTCTGTGAACCGTCATATTTCTTAATGCGGATCTTGCTATCCCAGTCAACTTGCTCATCACCAGACCCAGCAGTTGTAACAAAATCACCACTGAATGTAGCTATCTGATCGTTGATATAGATGTCATCTACACTATGAACCTCATGCCCAGCCAAGACGATGATCTGATGTAGGTACTTATTCTCATCACCAGTTGCCTCAAAGAATGTGACAATGCCGCCTTTACGAACCCTACCGTAAACAAAGTCTTGGGCGGCTACTCCACTAATAGCATTAGATAATATTTGACCAGATGTTAAAGCTCCACGATCTGGTTTAGGTGCAAGAGCATTCATTGCCCAAGAGGTGATTGCAGTAGTGGCTAGGTAGCCTACAAGGTAAGTCCCAAACCCCGCAGCAATAGTTCCCGCCGCAATACCCGCTGCCGCTGCACTGTAGCCAATGCCTTGCGTAATCATAACGCCAACGGTTAAAGGATCTCTAGGAACTCTATCCCAGCTATTCCAGTTTTTTACCGTATAATCACCTAGCTTGTATTTGCTCATATCTGTTTAACCCATGCTTGGTGAATGTAATCTAGGGGCAAATATAGCACACCTTCCTTAGATAAGAAAACAGCCTTAGTGCCCGTACAAATACCCATAGCCACACCTATAATCCACCTTTGCGCCTCCTTAGTTGTAACCAACGCGCCAAGAGGCGGGATGTGGTCTACACGGTGTAGCTTCTTATCTACGGCAGAGGTAAAACTTGAGAACCCAAATTCTTTCTTTAGCTCGCTTCTGCGCAGGGTAACGGAACCCTTCATATAACGACCAAGCCAGTCATCAGCCCAGCCACAGCCATACATAGCTTTATAAGCGCCATTGGTGAACGTAAGACAATCATGCTGCCCCCATACAAAGGGCTTGTCTGATACAGACTTCAAGTAGTCGTTTAGGCTTTCTCGCGGCCCCATACTACGTCCTTATCCTGCAAACTTGTGACATAAGAAAAGAAAGTGTCGTTAGGGTGCCGTGCAACATGGTTTTCTTCTGTGTATCTGCGGTTGCTGGCTTTTTCTAACCTAACCAGTTTGCTTTCCACGGTTAAGGTTATGACGCTACTCTCACCACTATCCTCAATGGTCATAGTATTCATGAGGCCACTGAAGACCTCTATAGGGTCAGCAGTATCTGTAGTGCCGAAGTAAACCTTACACTCACGCCTCTGATAGGGTTCGTCCAAGGCTATCGACACTAAAGAAGAAGGTACACCAGATAGAGACAAGGTGATGCTCTTAGCCGATAGGTCACTAGCTTCCTCTAATCCACTTATAGTTAGTAGACTACCACCACCAGTATAACTATTGGTAAATATAGTTCTGTCACCGTACCCAGTCCACAGACGTATTGGAGCACTGTCGAAGTCAAGATCAACAGCGTAATAAGGTTGAACCTCTGGCTGGCTAAGGGCTGTAAGTAAAGCTGATGGGACTGTTCGGCTCATAGTGCTTCCATTGCTCCGAATGTGATGCCATATATGCTTGCTTCATTTATGCTAAACGCCTGTTCATTGCTAGACAACCTGAACAAACCCTGAGTATTTTGAACGGTTATCAAGGTATTATCCGCAATGCTGGTTCTTACATCAGGCCATACATCTATGCTCGCTTCGCCCAAGCCATTTGTATCAACATCTGTAAGAACCTTGAATAACTGCCTAGCGCTTCCAGTGCCCACCTGAACGTAATCGCCAGCCTTGAGATAGTCTGTCTGGCTGGTAGGCGCGCTGTCTACAGTAATAGTGCCGCCAGATGATACGGCAGAGCTTGTGAATACAGTATCCGTATCACGCGCTGAACCCAGTGGCGTAGCCGCCACAGGATCACCAAGGTAAAACGTGCCAAGCTGGCCCTTCAGCGAAATAAGCCAAGCCACCCATCTTTCCGCATCTTCGCGCTTCATCGATGGCAACGTGACATCAGCTTGCCAAGCCTTACCAGCATAAGCGTGAGCCTGACCCGCGAAGGTAAAGGGCGATCTGCTGTAAGCAACTGCGTTAGTCGCCCTTAGTTCAATCTGAGCTATGCCCGTATGCGTAGGCAGCGCTAAAGGATAACTGATAGCCATTATGCAAATGCCCTTCCATATGATCCACCACGCCGCTTGGCGTCTACTACAGCAGCCTTAGCGCTGTCTGCTATCTGTGGCATTAGCTGCTTGATCTCAGCCCGTACGGTTTGCTGTACGCCTGTGGAGACGTTGATTGTTTGGTTGACTACTACGCCGCCACCACCGCCAAGCTTATTGTTAGGGATGATCGTTCCGCTCCTAGATGGGATCATAAGCTCTGGGCCTCTTTCGCCAACCAGATATGGGCTACCAGCAGAAACAGGCCCACCAATCGCCCTTGGCGCAACGGGTGGGGCAGAATATTCACGCGGCATAAATGCGCCCTGAATGGCCCCCGTAATAAATCCCGTAATCTGCTTGACCACAAAGATGCGGTAAAGCTCGGCGACAATATCCGAAGCCATTGCTCTAAAGGCGTCTTTAGCTGTTGCAGTACCCTTCACGACAGACATCATTGAACGCTCAAATGAACTGCCTACCATTTCAGAGGCTTCTTTAAGGCGCTCAATTTCAGGAACTGTCTCAGACCTTATGACCTTAGATAATTCTTTTTGCGCAGTCTTGGCGTTCCTGATTTCGTTATTCTTATCTTGCAGCGCTTTCAAAGCGGCTTTATTCACTTCATCCTCTGCGTATAAAATAGCAAGGCCATCTTGCATCTCCTGCAATCTAGCGCGCTGCTCCCTAGAGGTGTTGTTGCGGCCTTTTTCTAATAGTTCCTCACTGAGCCTGACTTCCTGAACAGCAATAGCTTCCTTCATGCTTACAATTGCTTTTTGCAATTGCAACTGTGCGGCAGTATCAAGGCCGCTATTCAGTAACTCAAGCTCAGTATTATATTTCTTGGTTTCCTCTTTGATTGCCTCAACCGCTGACTTCGCTTGGCTTGACGCAGTTGAAAAATCCATAAAGGATAAACCAGACTTTTGAGCCGCGACACCAATAGCGGAAAAGATGGCCACACCCGCACCAAGTAATGCACCCACAGGCCCGAATATGCCAAGAAGCTGTGAACCCTGCTGGCCGAATGCTTGCATCTTGCTTGTGCCGTTAGCGACTTGCACCGCGAAGTCACCGACCTGATAACCAAGTTGCTGCAAAGCACCTTTGGCAAACTTATTAGTGGCGACAGCCGTTCTACTATATTGCTGAGATTGCGCCCGAAGAGCGCCGCTTGCTCTTTGCGTTGCCGCGCTAACACTGTCAACTTGCTTACGGACATTGCCCAATTGCCGGAGCGCATCACCAGACTGAACGCCGACGATAATATTTAGGTCACTGGCCATCTTTGCTGCGCTCCTCTAAAACCTTATAATACGCGATCCACTCATTATACTCATCAATGGTGATTTCTTCAATCTCAGCTATTGTTTTGCCAAGTTTTTCAGCCAAGGAAATCACATTCATCCTGAATGGATCGTCAGTTAGTTTTTTTCAAGCTCCTCCACCGACTTACTGGTGACAAGGCGAGAGGCTAAACGCATGACAACCATTGGATCTCGATTGTCAAACCAAGCCTTATCACCAAAGTCGAACAAGTTGTCGCCCTTATCGTCTATCGCCTTCATTATTATTATGTGAACCTGAATTTCAGCGTCCAGAAGGTTTTCCATGAAGTTTGGATAGCGCTTATTTATCTTCCTATGCTCTGAGACTGTCATAGGATAAAAATTAACCTTAAGAGGTTGGCCATTGACCAACCACTCAGGTATTTCTAACGAATTAATTCCAGCATCCGCAACTTCAATTTGCGATACGATTGACATTTAGACAGTTCCAACCGTAAACGCGCCATCAAGTGTTAGCTCTGCGCTCATAGTCGCTAATCCGTCAAGTGTCGCGCCTCTTTCAACAGAAGTCACCAAGAATGTGCCTGAATACTTAGCATCTCCAGCGTCAGATCCTTCTGCATAGAACTCACAGTCAACCTTGTCTCCTTCAGACAAATCTTGCTGCACCGCATCATCTGGATCAAGATACAAGCTTAGGCTTCCAGAACCAGACTTAAGTCCAGAAGTAACTGTTCTGCTAGTATCTCCCATTGACGTTGTATCAATACTCTCAGCAGTGGTGGTGACAGTCCAACTTAACAATTCACCAATTGTAGCAACGGAGCCGCCAGTAGTGACCAGCTTTACGCTTCCGTTAGAACCGAAATATGTAGCCATAGCGTTTCTCCTTTACTTGGCTGCTTCTACATCATTTAATGCTGTAACATATCTCACTGAATAAGTCAGCTTCGCAACCCCTATAGGTTGCTCCGCATCCCCTGAAAACTGAATTTCAGTTCCAGTAAGCACAGCCTCTTTTGCAAGACCGTTGACCGTAAAGTCACCGGCTATTGCCTCTTCGATCTGGACAGCAATAGCATCCACATCATCATCAAATGTTGATGTCGCTCTGACATATATATCAACATCAACCGTCAAACTTCTGTTCAGATCGTTCAAACCCATATTTAGTCGGTTTGATACCTCTGACCCCGTATACACAGTAATCGCAGGCAGGTTGGCGTCAGTCAGCGGATATACCCGTGTGGTATATACACGGCTAGATACCAGAGTAGCCCCAGTAGAAATAGTGCTGGCCATTCTGTCGCGTATCTGTTTGCGAACATGCGCCATTATACTTTCTCCAACTGAATTACCGTAACGCCTGTGCCGTCATCAATCCACGCCTGAATTGTATAGTTCACGCTGTTTATAACCATAGCCTGACCTTCAGCGATAGAAGACAAATCAACTGTACGACACGTCAAACGCGGTTGCTCTTGATGCACGACAGCAAAACCACCAGCATCAATAGGTACTGTTTCGTTGTCGAAGATACCATTTATGGTGCCGCCGTTATATGTAACGGCAGTCGCAAACTCATCAACATCGAATATATTTGATAAATCATCTGCAAATGGTATGGCCATCGTTAGCTCTTTTTCGCCCTTGTGGTCTTAGGCTTTGCAGCCCGATCAGTCGGAGCTTTCACCGGCTTAGGCGCAGGAGCATTATCAATGCGCCCATATCCCTTTAACGCAGTCGCTTCATCCGCGCCTAACTCAACTATATCGCCCGCTTTTCTAGCTTGACCAGCAGCAACACAGGATTTCAGGATAATATATTTCATCTTTTGCCCCTTATTGGAAAGGAGGGCCAAGTGGCCCTCCCAAGTTAGCACTCTTATGCACCGTCATTGTTGAATGCAAAGCTTACTGCGTGACGTAC